TTGCCCGTAAGTATATGATATTAATTGCATTAATTCCTTCCGCTGTTGCTGGCACTGCTTCTGCGCGGCGAAAATATCGATGGCACTTTTCTGAGTGTCCTTACCGAACAACGTCTTGAAGACACCCGGTGGTTCATTAGCTTTCTCAGCAGCGTAAGCAATATCAGAGACAGCTTTACCCCACTCCGAGAGTTGAGATGCCATGTCTTGTATTTCACGACCAGCAGCAATGCCCTGCTTAAGCATTGAGAAAGCTTTGCTCCCAACGCTGATTGCCATGCCAATGCTAACTGGGTCGAACATTTACAAGCTCCAGAGCATCTCAGGTGTCGTCACAGCACCGCGATGATAAAGGCCAAGAGTTCAGAATAGCGCACACCCATGAGGCTCTTCTCCTCGCCAGTTTGTTCGTCAGTCCAAGTGCTGTTAATGAACATGCCATAGCGGCCAGCGTCCAGACCTTCAGCCGTAAAAGCATCTTGCAAGTCTTGCGCGATAATACCGAAGTGAATGCGGGCGTCTTCGCCTTTTTTGGCTATAGCCGACTTCAAGCGATACTTCCGCAGAAGGCCCTTACAAGCAACAGCCACGCGCCGTTCAGCATCGTTGAGTTCTTCGATGTCCTGCTTTTCGGTGCGGTCGGAGGTGTTGATCGTGCCGACAGTGGCGAAGACGGTGTCCCATCTGTTTCCGCTGTTCCCAAGATCAATAGCACCTGAACGTCCTATTCCAGCCGTCCCGCTTGGAACTATAGCATCTCCACTCGGAAAAAAGGTAAGAGTGGTGTCGCCGCTGCCAACATAAAGAGTGCCTACGCTGGCACTGCCAATAGCCCCCACCGAAGTGCCATCTCTAAGAAAATCAACAATAGTACCATCAGTAGACAATCTGTTGAGGTTTAGAACGTCGCCACCACTCCGAGTAATTCGTGTTAAACCAATCCCCCAAAGTTCAACGCCCGCTGTTGAGCCTGAAGTGGCGGTCTTTCCAACCAATAGGTCACCATCCGAGGTAATACGAGCGCGTTCCGTTTCATCCACCTTGGCAATCAAAGCAGTCGCAGCATTGATCCCATTCGGGAAGTCAGGCGCACCAGTGCCAGCAGCGTCAGTGATGGAGTTAGTCTGGATCGTGGACATTAGTTGGCCTCCAATGCGGTCAGGCGGGTCTTGAGGTTGGCAATCTCAGCCAATGCCTCTTGCAGTGCGGCGGTCAGGAGCGGCACCAGTTTGCTCTGGTCGATGCCCTGATACTTGGGGTTGCCCTCGTCGTCCACTTCATCCTTGGCACCCGTCACAGCTTCAGGGACAACAGCCTGCGCCTCATGCGCGAGGAAGCCGTCAACCCGTGAGCCGTCAACCTTCCATGCGAAGTTGACAGGCTTGAGCGCCAGCACCCGCTCCGAGGCACCCGCCATGGGTTGCCAATCTTCCTTGAGGCGGTAGTCGGACGAGGTGTTGTAGGTGGTGGCAGTAGTGGTAACCGAAATTGACCCTACGGTCACACCCTGTCTACGAAGGTCTACTGCGGACCCGTTAGATGTCAGCCTGTTAAAAACACCAGATGCGTCAGCCCTTGACCCCCAAATAGTACCGGCGGACTGAAGCGCGATACCAGCCGTGTTACCCCCCGTAATGTTTGAAAAATCCGTCGTTCCCACCAACAGATGCCCCGCTGAGTCGATGCGGGCGCGTTCTGAAAGAGAAGTCACATCAGACTGAGGAGAGCCGCCCGTTGTCCAAAACCGCAAGGACCCGTTATTGCTGTCCGTTACAGCCGTGGCATCAATCCCTGCAACAGTTCCGTTGACGGTGCTAAACCCAATCTGGCCGAGAGTTGATGCGCCGCTGTCTGTCTTTGCCAACAGAATTGCGGAACTTCCTGCGGTTCCAGCAAGGTGCAGCTTTTTACTTGGGCTTGCCGTCCCAATCCCCACGTTGCCCGAGGAGTTGATCCTCATGCTTTCGGCCCCGCCCTCAGAGAAGGCGATGGTATCAGCCGCAGGAAAGAAGATGCCCGTGTTGCTGTCGCCTGTCGAGTAGATGGCCGGAGCGCCCGCGCTACCCGCAGGAACCTCGTTAGCCAAGCCAGAGACGTTCACCGTCCCCGTAGCATCCGGCAGCGTAAGCGTCCTGTCCGTGTTCGAGTTGGGGGCAGCGATGGTAAACGCACCCGTGCCAGAGGCGTTGCCTTGGAGTTTGATGAGCGACATTAGTTAGCCTCCTCGGTCGGGTAGGGATAGCGCGCCTTGATCTCGGCAACCTTGGCTTCCCATTCAGCGGTTGTTGCTTCGCCGCGCTGCGACATAAAGAAGAGGGGATCAGCTTCAAGGGTGTAAGCTGTGCGTCGAGCAGCTTCTTGTTCAGCTTTGGTAGGGACGTAAGCAGGAGGTTCTACATAATCAGCCGTAGCCGGGTCTGCGTCCATTGTGGCGTGGAGTGCATCCGTGTCGAACACGGCCCCGGTATCGTTGGGGTCGCAGGTGAACGGTATCCACCCGAAGGTCTCATGCTCAATCTCGCAGTCGATCCAGCCATTTGCGAGGCGCTTTGCGTTTCTGTATTTCATCACGAAATCCTCAAGAAGAGAGTTGCAGGACCACCCGTGACAATTGACTTGCCCATGTTGCGCCAAGTGCCTGCGAGTGCTGACCCTGAGACATCTCGACTGTCCGAAAGTCTGAGGCTTGAGCCAGCAACCGTTGCACTTTCGTTTATTGTTGCGCCGGACTGGTTATTGCAAAATGCAAAAGTCCCAACAGAGGCGGTTGTAAACCCAGCCGTAAGAGTGCCAACGCCTCCCCAAGTCGGAGCAGCACCAGAGCCGCCAGAAGTCAGCACTTGGCCAGACGTGCCGTAGTTTGCCCCGCCGATGCCAAGTTGGCCTGCGGATGCGATGCGGAAACGCTCTGCACCGTTTGCAAAGAAAAGCATGGGATATGTTGACGCGCTAAGAATAGTGTTAGCACCATCCCCATGATACATCTGCATACCAACAGTGCCGTCTTGTCTTTTAAATTGAACACCGCCAGAGCGATCTGCTTGCGCCGGATTGTCGCCCTTCAGTTCAAGCGTTGTAATGCCTGTAGAGATGCGGGTCGGATTGTCAGTACCAATCCCCACGTCACCCGCAGAGGTGATCCTCATGCGCTCAGCCCCAGCCGTAGCCACAGCCACAGTATCCGCAGCCGGGAAGAAGATGCCCGTATTGGTGTCCTCGCCCTGAACCGCAGGGGTGCCAGCACTGCCGTTGGTGCCAGCGATGCCAGTTGTGCCGTTGATCGTGACAGTCATAGGATCACCCAATTAGAGCCAGTAGGAATGGTGACGGTTACACCAGAGTTTACAGTGATAGGGCCTGCGCTAAGGGCGTTCTTGTTGGTCGTGATGGTGTAATTACTGGTTACAGTCTGACCGTTCTCAATAAAGACTTCATCCGTACCACCACCAGTTGCACCACCACCGACAGAACCCCAAGAGGTACCGTTGTACCCTTCAAACTTAGCGACATCAGAGTTAAAGCGGAAGTAGCCCGCCGCAGGTGAGCCATCACGTTGTGCCTCAGCGCCGACAGGAATCTTAGCCGACCCAGTGTCAGAAGTCTTTTCTACCCGATCCGCGTTAACGAACGTTTTGATCTGAGTGCCTGTGACCTTCTTAGAGGTAAGGCTATCATTGACCTCGAACTCCTGCGTACCAGAGGCAGAAGCGGCGGCTGGTAGTTGGCTGATCTTTACGTTAGCCATGAGTTAGTAAATCCTTTTCCATCTTCCAGTGAGATACTTATAAGCCTTCTCAGGAACGACCCAATCATTCTCGTATTTGACGTACGGTACAGCACGGAGCCAAGAGGACTGATACTTAGCGTACGGTTCACTGACGAAGAGAACGACAGAAGGTTGAGAGATTATGGACCCGTACGCCGTGTTAGGTTGGTACCCAGAAACGATACGAGTATCACCTTCCTCAGTAATCCTTACGTCACCATTCTCAAGCAGTCTGATTACGTTTTCATCTTCTTGGTCGAATAGTCCATACGCTACCAGCTTAGGTGTCGCAGAGAAGATACCCTCAGCTTGGATATCCGACGAACCTGCAAACTTGAACCCTGCAACAGAAGCGATAGAAGACGCACCAGAGAGGCTAGTCGCACCGGGCTGAATCCTTACTCCTGAAGAGGAGAGTGTGCCTGTAGCGGTCCCTACGTGCGCTCCTGAGGCTACTAGGTCACCATCTACACTAGCAGTACCTTGGCCGTTAAGAGCACTACGACCAAAGAGAATAGCTTCGCCTACAAGGAGGGTGCTACCCGTTGACGACAAACTGACTGAAGCTAGTATCGTAGCGTTACTGACAACAGACAGTGAGCCTTGAGCCGTTAGGTCTGCAAAGCCATCATAGAACCTTTCGGTGACCCTAGAATCCCCATCTTCAAGGATACGAAGGTCACCACCCTCTGTTACACGATAGCCTTCCATCCTAACCTCCTATGGATTAGGCGATGGTAAGGTCAATGTTACCGATTGCAAATTCCAGAGTGTCGCCGTCAGCAATAGTCTTAGAAGCCGTCATAGCACCGTGCCACAGCAGGTTGCCCGTGGTCAGCGCATCGAAGATACCAATGTGAGTAATGGTACCCCAGCTACCGCCAGCAGCCGTAAAGGTCACAGCACCTGAGTTAGAAGTGGTACCACCGGGGGTCGATGCTGCAGCAAACGCCACAGTCTGACGCGAATAGCCATTACCCGACACCTCAGTGCCACCACCCGAGTCAGAAGGGGCAGCGGTATACAGGGCGACGTACCAAGCAGTAGGACGAGTAGCACTACCAGTGGTCATTAACCAATCCAGTAGGAGCTTCTCCGAGTAGTCAGATAGAGCAGCCATATGATCCAGCCTTATGCAGTTGTGACTTTGAACCAGATATCCCCGTTAACACCACCAGAAGGGGGTTGAGGACTGATTGTCGTTTTATTAACCAACGTGAATACGTCGACACCACCAATAGTCAGGCCACCAGCATTCAGGATGTCGTAGCCGTTCATGTCGAAGTCAGCGTTCATAGCGTTAGGCAGACTACCGTCCAACGACACAGTATTGTCAAAGGCATCACGCAGAGCTTGGAAGTTCTGGTTGATCTCCGTGGTGGAGTTAAAGCCTGACGTAACGTTGTTGATGGATGGTTTCTTAGCCATGACGTTATTGAACCTTGATCCCTAGACGCTCCGCATCCTCAGAGAGTAGCGACAGAGCTTGCTGATTCATTTCTTCTTCTTCCTTGGCCTTCAGTTTCTCTTTAGCCTTAGAAGCACTCTTGTCGTCAAGCCACCCACGCTCCAAGAGAAGCTTAGCAGCACCAAACGAAGAACGGCCACCCGTACGCATCTCATCTGCGATAGAACGAATAGCCTCAGACTTAATCTTAACCTCGACTTCCTTACGCCACGCCTCTACGTCTTTCTTGATGTAGTTGCTATTGGACAGTTGAAGCCAAGTCTCCCACGAACCGAAGACAGCCCAAGCGAAGGTGTACTCCGTAGGGTCTGTGACACAGTACGACAAATACAGCTTACGCAAGGAGGTGTACGTCTTACCCTCACGCACAATGTCAGCTTCCTTGAGGGTGAAGATAACGTGCTCAGGTTCGAAGTACGAAAGCTCCCAGAAGAGAGACTTGGTGCGTAGCTTACCTTGTGACGTACGTAGCTGGGTCTCTGTGAAGAGCAACGTGGTTATTCCTCTTTGTTTACGTAAGAACGAATCACTTGTGGCAATTATACCACAGTAGAAATACGTTTGTCAACCCCCTAGCCTCTATGTTCTGATTACGACACAGATGATCTGTATACGACAAAGATAGGGCTTGACAGAAGTGAAAAACCTGTGTATAATAAAACTGTCCTTTGGCGGACCCTAGTATATAACTATAGTACTCTTCTCCTCAAGGTTCACTCCTACGTTATACTTAAGGAGAAGCTACAGATTCTGCCACAGGTTGGCCTTAGGTCAGACTGATGCAGATTCCTTGGCAGTACGTAAGTACAGCGTCTGTAAGATATCCAATACCTAAGCACTACTCATGCACCCCTATGGTTCACTCCGTAGGGGTTTCCTCATTTGTTGTCGTCATAGAACTTACGTAGAGCGTAGGGATACCCTGTGGGTTCAGGAATTTTTATGAGAAAATCTTATGGTGCATTTCATGAATATGGCATGGCCCCCGTAACCCCCGGTCCCGGCAGGGACACCCCCTCGTGTTGCATTCGTGTCACGCATGGGTCCGCTTGCGGACTGTCCTGTGTTGCCAAAGTATCACAGCCCAGTAGGTGTTGCATTTGTATCACATAGGTAAGCAATGCTGTCCTATTGCCTTGCAGGTCAAATACCCATGCAACACATTCAACTTCCCGCATGTATCTGATTACATTCAAAGATTCACATATGTGCATGTATGAACAGACCTGAACGATACACATTCACATATCCGCATGTTTGCACATGTGCCAGCCAAGGTAACACATTCACACATTCGAATGTTTGCATCCCGCCCGGTCCGTGCGCGTGCGCGTATGTGCGCGTGTGTGATGCGTGCGCGTGTTCCTATTCCCGACGATCCCGAACGTTCAGACACAAGAACGAATCAGGAACGAATCAGTCTGACGTGAACGAATCAGGAACATTGTGTCGTATTCAAGAATGTGAATGTAAATAATCGTATAACCTATTGTTTTTGAACGATTCTTTTTTGTTTACTTTCCCGTCGGTATGTCAGAAATTTAACTCATCGAAAGCGAAACAACAACGGAACGCCAAGAGGGACAACAAACTCTGAATACAGCATAACCCGATAGGGGCCTAGGTTCAGGACGGCGTGCCATAGCACAAGGAACGACACAATGCGTATGAACATTCACGACGTGGTATCTGTTGAGATTGAGGCCACCGAAGAGCTAGGGTCAAGGACGAAGGTTCGCACCCTTATTGTGATGGATGTCAACGGGAACAAGTATGAGCTTACCTTGTTCGCCAAGGATGCCGCCGCCTTGCAGGTAAAAGTAGGGGCAATCTGATATGGCAAGCTACATCACAGACAAGCGGAACGTCAAAGCTATGGTGGCTGCACTGGAAAAGCTACCTAAGGCACAGGTAACGTGGTCAGATACCGGGGTGTACGTCAAGACACCTAAGGGGGCGGAAGTATTCCGGGCAATGGTGGGAAGCACTGGCAAGTATCTTGTGCGTCACCCTGACGAATTGTTTATCTGAGGGGCATGGGATGCTAACGGCTATGCTACTAGTCGCAATCATGGCGGGCTTTGTTGGCCTTGTCGTAACTCAGGAATAAGGGGAAACACTATGCAGATTGAACAGTTTACACTTCCCGCATCATGGGCAAGCTTTCTCATCAATGGCGATGCGTCGGGCCTTACCGATGATGAGGTGGCGGATATAGATGCAATGTTTGATGAGACGGTCAAGCAAGGGTATATTCGCTTTGAGGTTATGTCCTGCGATGATGAGCCTTACTTTACCCGGTACGTCGACTTTCTGCCCCGTGGGCCTATGCGTGAAGTGCTGGCCTATCAGGTGCGGACGGCATAAAGAAAGGTTGTCTTAGTCTGGGCATCTGCTAACGTAGGTGCCTAGCGTAAGAAAACCTAAACACAAGGGGACATGCTATGTCTTTTGTCGACAACATCCTGTCAGTCTATGCGCTGGCAACACCAGAGGAAATACATCACGGCATGTCATGGTATGCCGAGGCACAGGCTGATGCACAGGCTATCGCTGACGATTGCGAATTGCCCTTGCATGTGGTGGTAGGTGTCATCTCAGCTTTGTCGCCAACCAACCTATGGGGGCAGAACGTCAAGGACGCAAGGCTATTCTGCGAGACGTTTGTGAATGGCGGATACTATACTGACGTGAAGGCCAGCACATACAAGAAAATGTGGGAAAAGGCTTGGGCTATTCTTGAGGCGGTGCCTCTGGACTGTCAGCATGTGGCGACGATACTTAACGGCCCTAAGATAACGGATTTCTTCTGGTGCATCATGGGGCATGACAATTGCGTGATTGATGGACATGCTTGGGGCATTGCATACGCTGACCGCAGGGTTATGCAAGAGGTGCCTAGCATTGGCAAGAAAGCGCGGGCAGAATTGCAGGATGCCTATCGGGTGGCGGCACATACTTGGGGTTGCAAGGCATACCAGATGCAGGCAATCACGTGGGTTGCATGGCGTCGTATTCACGGCATTAGCTAAGGGAAGGGGAAAGACATGGACTATAACGCAATCATCTATGAGGCTAAGTTTGAGGCCCGTAAGTTAGGGCAGGCTTTCCTAGACGAATACTATGGCGGGCAAGATGCAGGCATGTGTGGCTTTGCATGGGTAAACGTCAGACCTATGAATAAAGGCAACACTAAGGCAGGCAAGGAAGAACGCAAGGTGCTTAGGGCTATGGGCTTTGAGCTTGATTGGACGGGCAAAGAGTTTCAATGGTGGAACCCTTCGGGCTTGGGTTGCCAGAACGTTGATGCTAAGTATGCCGGGGCAAAGGCTGCAGCTAGTATCCTAAGGGAACATGGGTTCAATGCTTCGGCTGGAATGCGGTTGGATTAATCTGGAGGATATGCGAATGGACAAGGATAAACTGTTGTCGTTTCTTGATGATCTAGCGTATGATCTCAAGGTGGTGCAGGCTAATGCGTCACAGGCTAAGCAGGATGCGTTCAGGTCTTATGATGTGGCGGATGCTGTCGACGGATTGGATGGCGTGATGGATGGCGTCAAGGCTATTAGGGATAACATCCTGAACGTCAAGGAAGATTTGGAGTTTTGGTCGATCATGGAAAGGGTCGGGAAATGAAAAGAGTTATCGAACACTTCGACACAGAGGTGGAGGCGATTGCTGAGGGTGAACGCTGCAAGGTTTTACTCTATGGCTATGGGTATCGGTATCAGGTATACCATACGGATGATGGGTGGGTCTTGGATTCCACCAGATACACAACCTGTGATTGAACATAAGGGGACGACAAATGCTACCTGAAATGACACTGGCTAACGTGCGGGACTTCATGATTATCATGTGGGTTGCGCTGCAAGGGTTCGGGTGGTTCCACCCTACTTCCTACGGTATCTTCCAAGCTCAGGTGGAAGAAGCTTACCTTGAACATGCAGAACGTCTTGGATACTGGGAGGAATGACTATGCACGTGAAGTATCTTAAGGAACCTAAGCAGGCTAGGTTTCCCTCTGGTGACCCTAACCTTACGTGCCTCACAAAGAAGCGTGGTGACCTACGAAAGGCTGTAGAGGATGCAGAGTGGTTAGGGGAGGCTGAACGTCTCTCCAGTATGGAAGAAGAACTGTTCTGGGTAGAGGATCAGATCGCCAAGGGTTACCTCTATGAGCCTAACTTCTAATGGCGTGGACCATCCTTGTTCTTCTTGTCGTCCTGAACCTTCACCTCATACTTCCGCTAGTGATCTGTCTCTTTAGTATGCTATGGAAGAATTGAGTTGACGGGTCAGAGAAAGTTGATACCCTAGGGCTTGTCCCTGACAAGGGTTCTATATGTCTATCCCCTATAGGTCAGGCCATAGCAGATGGCACTAACGTAAGGACTAACGTAAATGACTAACACTAAATCTCTACCCTCTGTAGACTACCTACGTAAGCGCCTACGTTATGAGCCTGAGACAGGTAAGCTGTTCTGGCTGGACTACGAGGGTATGCCTCAGAGGTGGCTCACTAGGTGGGCAGGTAAGGAAGCTTTCACTGCTTACTCCAACGGCTATCTGATAGGCGGTATCTGTGGTGTGATGTTCCTAGCGCATCGTGTTGCTTACGCAATCCACTACGGGGAATGGCCAGACGATCAGATCGACCACATCAACGGTGTTAGGCGCGACAACCGCATCAGCAATCTTCGCGTCGTAAACCACCAAGAGAATCTCCGTAACGCAAACATGAAGAGAAACAACACGAGTGGAATTACTGGGGTTGTTTTGCATAAATCTACGGGTAAGTGGCTTGCTCGGATATGTGTCGGTTACCGCCGAATACACATTGGCTACTTCGACACCCTTGAGGAAGCGACAGCAGCCCGTAAGGAAGCAGCAGCCAAGTATGGGTTCACTGAACGTCATGGCACTAAGGCGGAGTAAGTAGAATGACTAATCTAACACATAAGCCTTGCCCCTACGTTGACTGTGGCAGCACTGATGCTTTCTCATGGGACGACGACAAGGGTTGTGGTAAGTGCCACTCCTGTGGTAAAGGTTATCCTAGTCGTAAGTGGCCTAGGTTTGATTGGGCCTCAGAAGAATACCCTACGCACCACATCACAAGAGAGGATGCAGCCAACATGAATACCCCTACGCTATCTGTCGTCGCTGAGGAGTTCCTTACGCCCGTCTATCGGTCTATGCGTTCTATCTCCGAAGACACCATGCGCTTCTATGACGTTAAGACTATGGTGAATGCTGACGGAGAGAGCGTCAAGCAAGCCTATGTCTACCCGTCTGGTGGTCGTAAGGTAAGAACCTTGCCTAAGTCTTTCCGTGCTGAGGCTGGTCTCAAGGGTGACGAGTTGTTCGGCATGGACAAGTTCAATGCGGGCAGTGCTAAGGCTGTCGTCATTACCGAAGGTGAGCTTGACGCTATGTCAGCCTTCCAGATGCTTGGTGGCAAGACGCCTTGCGTAAGTATCCCGTCAGCGACCCCTAGCCAGAAGCTCTTCGAGAAATGCAAGGAGTGGCTTGACAGCTTCGACAAGATTTATGTGTCGTTTGACAGTGACAACAAGGCTGAGGGTGTGGCTGAGAAGCTTGCTAACCTCTTCCCTAACCGGGTGTATGCCATCCCCCACGACAAGTATAAGGATGCCAATGAGTTCCTTGAGGCGGGTGCGCGTGAGAGCTATCGCAATGCGTTCAGCCATGCGAAGAAGTTTATCCCTGAGAATATCTTCAACACCCCCGACCAATTCTTGTCGATCCTCCATGACGATGATGATAGTAGTTATGTGTCGACAGGTATCCAATCGCTTGACGACGTGATCCTCGGCCTCATGCGTGGTCACTTCACGGTGTTCCAAGCACCCGAAGGTATCGGTAAGACCGAGTTCATGCGCTATCTGGAATACTCCCTGCTGACCCAGAACGACGACATCAAGATCGCTATCTGCCACATGGAAGAGGTAAAGAAGCGTAGCCTCTTGGGTCTGGTGTCGTATGAGTTGAAGAAGAACGTGACCCGTAAGGACTTGATCCATAACCAGACCGAAGTGGATCAGGCTATTATGAAGCTGTCGGGTGATGAACGCCTGTACCAGTTTACCTTGGGTGTCGACGAAGACCCCTTGGAGATTCTGGAGCGTATTCGTTTCCTGACTGAGGCGTGTGGCGTAAGCTACATCTTCTTCGAACCCATCCAAGACCTTGCGTATTCGCGTCAGGGTGACGAGAGTGTAGAACAGTTCTTGTCCCAGTTGTCGACCAAGCTTGCACGTATCTCCGCTGAGCTTAACGTAGGGATCGTGACCATTGCCCATGAGAATGATGATGGGGCTATCCGTGACTGCCGCATGATTGGTAAACGTGCATCTGTCGTCATCAAGCTTGAGCGTGACAAGATGGCCAAGGATGATGAAAGCCGTAACACTACCAAGCTTCTTGTCGTCAAGAATAGACCGACAGGTTCCACAGGCTACGCGGGGCAATTGTTCTTCGATAGCGAGACGTTCACCCTCTCAGAGAAGTTTATGTGATATGCAGCTTTTACCTACGATCTGCGCCATCCTCTACACCCTTGGTGCCTTCCTCTACTACCTGCACCAGATAACCATTCTCTACTTCAAGGAGGTCGACGACTACAGCGAGGCTAAGGTTCTGACTAACGCAGTGATCTGGCCTTGGCGTACACTAGAGATCGTGGTAGATTACGTTCTTACGATGAACAGAAAGGATGAAGACGATGAGTGACTACAACAACGGACAAATCTGGGAAATGATCTGGAAACTCCTGCACTGGATTGGTCTGCATAAGAACGAGGTTAGCCGAGTCCATGTCACTGATCGCGGTCACATCGTATTTGAAACGCGCTGCATGATTTGCGGTAAACTGGAGTGTCATTATGACTGACCAAACATGCTGTGGCGCTTGCGGCTATCCAGTACATGCGACCAAAGAAAGCGCCTGCGATTGGTGCCGCCAATCCGCCAACCGCATCGAAGCCCTTGAAACCAAGCTAGCGAAGGCGGTGGAGGCTTTGGAGTTTTACACCGGGTATGATGATGATGGCTCCATCGCCCGCGCCACCCTCGGAGCCGTGTCGGAGACACATAAGATCAAAGGAAAGAGCCATGACTGAGAACGAACCCTTCCAAGTTGTCGTCACTAACGTTGAGGAACATGAGGATGGTGCAGCTACCTACTCATTCGCTATGGACGACAAAGCTCAGGTAGAGATAGCGAATATCGGCCTAGAGTTTATGCTCTACTGTGCCTCTTACGGACTAGACCTGCAGTATGTGCTAGAGAACCTTAAGCTCATTGCTGAGCATCAAAAGGAAGAGAGTAAGAGTGAAGATAGCGCAGCGTAGCGAGCAAAGCTCTTATAAGACAGTATTGACACACCATGCACTGTCGTGGTCTACAGGCAAGCCTGTGGTCGTCAAGGTGACGTTACCTAGGGAGCCGTGGGTAAAGGAGGACAAAGATGAATAACTTCCTGACTTGGTGGGAGCGAAGGGGTTGGTGGTTCGCACGTAAGCACAACCTAACGGAAGAAGTCGTAAAGGAGATATGGGATGAAGTGTGTCGCTATGGATATCGAGACTGACGGGCTGGACCCTACGCGCATCTGGGTGATCTGCTCTAAGGACTTGGACACCGGGGAAGTCATGCAGTTCCTCAACCCATCTCATGTCGTCGAAGAGAAGGAACGCTTCCGTGAGTATTGCAAAGATGTTGTGGATAGTGGGGGAAGGTTTGTATTTCATAACGGTCTTGGCTTTGACGTTCCTGTTCTACACAGCCTCATTAGCCCTGACTGCATACCTTATCTATCTGTTGTCGACACCCTCATTGTGTCCCGTATGATCGACTACGACATCAAGGACGGACACAGCTTGAAGGCTTGGGGTATCCGCCTCGGTCTCCACAAGGGTGAACACAAGGATTGGTCTAAGCTCTCGCAAGAGATGATCGACTACTGCCACCAAGACGTTCTGGTTACCTGTGCTCTATTCGAACGCTTCCGTAAGGTGATCTTCGACAAAGAGATGGCGATGGGTCTACGTTGTGAACACGACATCCAAATCCTCTGCGAAGAAATGACGACCAATGGGTTCAAGTTTGACAAGGAGAAGGCTGAGGAGTATCTGGCTGAGGTCACTGAACGTATGAATGAACTTGAGGCTGGCTTCCAGAGGGACTTCCCAGCTAAGCTTCAAGAGGTACACAGGGTCAAGTTCAGGGTAAAGCAGGATGGGTCACTGTACTCCACTGTTGTCGATGCTAAGAAGAAATACCCTGTCACTCACGTCGATGGAGAAAACTTGATCTGCAAGGATTGGGTACCCTTCGACCCTGCATCACCCCGTCAGCGTATCGACAGATTGTGGGAAGCAGGATGGACACCCGTAGACAAGACAAAAGGACACATAGAGTATGAGCGTGAGCAACGGATCAAAAACAAGTCCAAGTGGCAAGGACGAGGAAGATGATCGTGGCGCTAAGTTTGCCCGCTACGGGTGGATGTGCAATGAGATGAACCTGTCGACCCTCCCAGAGGATGCACCTGATGGCGCTAGGAACCTATCGGAGTGGCTCACCCTTGAGGGTCGTAGATCAAGTCTTGTCGAATGGCTGGGCCACGTGAAGGACGACGGACGCATCCACGGTAGGTTCACCCACATTGGGGCATGGACGGGTCGTATGGCTCACTCAGCACCTAACCAAGCGAATATCCCTGCGGCCTTCCACGGCACCGCTAAGAGTGCTGTCGACAAGGTGAAGGAGAAGTACGATGGTAAGATGCGTGGGCTGTGGGGTGTTGAGGCTGGTAACTGGCTCGTAGGCACTGACGCTGAGGGTATCCAGCTACGCATCCTTGCCCACCTGATGAAGTCTGAGGAGTACATTCACGCTATCGTCAGTGGACGTAAGGAAGATGAGACAGATATCCATAACCTGAACAAGCGGGCTTTGGGTATGTCGCATGTGACTAGGGATATGGCCAAGACCTTTATCTACGCCTTCCTCCTCGGGGCAGGTAACGACAAAGTGGGGCAGATTCTCAAGGTCAGTGCCAAGGAAGCGGGTCAGGC